CCACACCATCACGAACCTCAACACTGGTAGCAATATAAGCAGGTGTACAGTCAAGTATTGATACCTCGATTAAATCAAGATCATTGATTTTACGAATCCTCATACCATCATCACTGCGAGTTGACCATACATCAACCGGATTACGGAAACCAAACGACCAACCAGTTAATTCATTGGCTCTGGCCTTATTGACGATTTCATCATCATTAAGTTCAAGTTCAGCACGTAAGCCGATGTTATCCTCATACAACCTCATGGATGTTGGTTTAACATTTCTCTGATGATTAAACATCAGACCCACATCATTCTTTTCCAGCGCATGTGAAAAAGTATGTGGTTGAATGATTTCCACAAATTCTCCCTGATTATCATGTAAAACACGACTTTCACGACCAACAACATTAACATAACCAGTTATTCTAACATTTTGGTCATTTCTAATCTCAATTTTCACTCTTAATCACCCCCTCCGCTTTCTGATTTGCGTTCTGCGAGGTGTTTTGGGTGTCACTAAGGGAAACACCCTCGGAAATACTTTCCGCCCCGTGTGGCTCATTCTGTGGACTCTCAGAGGATATTGACGTAATTTGGTTAGTATTTGGTGTGTAAATTTGACCAGTTTCCGGATAATACATGATATTACCCAAAGACATCTTCACAAAATCCATACCCAATGGTGGAAGGTTTTCCTTCTTTCTCACCTCATCTATCTGCATCCATCCACCTTCAATTGCTATGTTATAGGCATTGTACCTGTCAGCAATGGAAGATTTTAAGATTTCAGAAACATCAATTGCAAAAAACAATGTGCCTTTTTCCTTTTCCAGCAGCAGGAATTTGTTCAATGCATTATTAAAAGCATTGATAACAGGAATAACACCCGTTTTTATGTTGTTGATGTACGCATCACGATTACCTTTGGAGCTATCAAACAAGGTTTCTGATAAACCAAATAACTGATATACCAAACTTGTGTTTGTCTGTTTTGATTCATTCAACTGATTTTCAGTAGCTGTTGAAGATGCTGGTTCAAAATCAAGACCTTCATTAAGCACCATAACGTCAGATTTTTCATTGACATCAGTAGAATACAGCTTGTGCCATGCATCTTTCAGACTTTCCATCATGCTTTTATCAAGTTTGTATTTGGATTTGATAAAACCACGTTTGGTACCAGTAGAAATACCATTATTTTCGTACTTCAATGCATTATACATAGCATTGAGAAGTACCGGATTAGTATCAATGATACCTGAACCGGTAACACCATCCTTGGTATTTTTAGTAAGTCTGAAAATCTCATATAGTGGGTATTCAGTACCATTTAGGTATATCCGCATGTTCTTTTTTATCGGATCTACAGAATTAAGTACACTTACATACCGGGAATCAACGTAATAAAGACCACTGATTTTATTGCGCTCATGTTCAATGTAGGCATAACCTTCACCGTCAAGAAGCATATCTGTGATAATTGCTTTTCTAAACTGATAAGAATCCAATAAATCACCAGTTTCTTTGTTTAACAGTTTAAGTCTGTAATCATCTTCGATTTCTTCGATGTTGTTATCCTCACGTTTATATAGTTTTATAGGCAGACCTGCAATTGTACCGGCTATAAAATCTACTGAAGTAGATACAGCAGGTATATTTAATGCTTCTTCTTTTGTAACCTTACTTGATTTCAAAGCACCATTTAAAACATCACTCAAATCAGATTCAGATAATCGTTTTTCAGTTGATAAATTAAACAACTGTTTCAGTATCTCAAACATTAACCTAATTCACCTCCCTTTAAATCTGCACAGCCCAGTCAAGGGTATCCTGCAGAATTATATTCTGTTGTGCCAGGTACAACGCATTGATTACCGCCACTACTTCATCCACCTTACCAGTGGATTTTTTCTTTGTTACATATCGGTTCAGCATTGTATCATACTGGCATCTACAGTTCTGGAAATTAATTTCAAATAATTTATCATCCTCATAGGCTATCTGATGTTTTTCAATTAACTCAGATAACAATTTAGTGGGCGGATGTAAAACACTGCTGTGCTGTTTAATCTCAACACATACAATTCCTTCCTTTTCCCACTTTCCTACAGACGATGCTGCGTTGTATCGGTCATAACCTAATGAATGAACATGAACACCATAGTTTTTTTCAATGTTCAGTACATATTCCTCAATAACAGTGTAGTCAATGACTCTTTCACCACATGCTATGCAAGTTCCATTAGCTATAAATTCCCGATAATCTATCTTTTCAAATACATTCTTTTCTTCTATTCGCCCTTCTGGAATAAAGGCCATAGGTTTAATAAGCAGATTTTCACCATCATAAGCGACCATAGCAACTGAAGAATTATCGTTTGACATGGACAAATCCACACCCAAGAATACTTCTTTACCGCTCCAGTCGATATTATCAACCTTGCATGCACGAACATCTTCCACATCAACATAGGACTCGGTACCAACACCACTGAAAATGATATTACAGTGTTTTGTCACAAAGTTTTCTCTGCGTGAAGGTACCTCAATGGCCTGTTGACGTTTTTTTACCAAATCGTCCCATATTTCAGGTACGTCCAATGCAAGTGGATTAGCACATTTAAGTACATCATCATCCACCATCCAGTTTTTGGTATCATCCGGCTCATAAAGCAATGCAAAAACACTGTCATTGTCTATCTGACCATCAAGTATTTTCTTTGCATAATCAACTTCATCCTCAAATGGATTCTGTATTGTAGGATACTTAGTTGAAATTATGAACCCCAGCTTATTAAGTATTGTCAGCTGACCTGAGCGCATTGCTTCAATAGGGTATGAGTTAGGCAATGCACCCACTTCATCAGCCAGGAACACGTTAGGAAGTTTACCATCCATGCGTGATGTACTGTAATTCAGTGGATAATACTCAGTATCAGTAATCTGACATTTAACCACATCACGCAGCATCTTAAATTTTGTTTTCCCTTTGTAGTCACCATTAAGGGCAGGACTCATACTGATTATGTCATGTATGGCTGTTTTAACTTCCCTTGACAGTGAACCATCGGGAGCCACACTATAAAACTTACTCAGTTTAGGTTCAATGAAAAACAATAGCAGGAATATTACACCTACTATGAAGGTTTTTCCATTTTTTCGTGCTATCTCAAATATCGCAGTTTCATATCTTCTTTTATCCGGTTTATCCCGATAAACAGTACACAATACCGCAATAATCAGAAGCCACTGGAACCCTTGCAGACAGTCATATATAGTCTGACCTGCAGATAAACCTTTAGGCATAATAAAAAGGCGCAGTAATTTATCAATTAACTCCACCTTTTCACGGTCTATTATGTAGTTTTTATGTTTATCATCAGCAATTAGCAGAAATTCCTTGCACTGCAGTTTAACATACTTTGGTGCAGGAACCTTACCCTTAACCACATCTGATGCGTACTGGTAAGATTTATGCTTCATTGACCTAATACCTCACTTAATGGATCATTATCCTGATTATTGGCTATCAGGGTACCCATTTTCGCCCTGGCCTGTGGACTCATGCACAATTGCTCTGCAATTTTCAGAAATTGCTTGTAGTACAAATCCCGTGTACTTCTACATTCCCTATCAAAAATCAGATCAGAATTTTTATTAATCCGTCTGTCAATTACTCTAAGTCTTTCAATGACTATGGCACCTTGAATAAGTATCTCCACATCCAATGCGCTCATATATCCAGTAGGAGCTAAAGTATCATATAACCATTGATATATTTCCACCTGTTCACCCTGCAGTATAGAAGGTGGAACGGATGGAAGTGTACCAGCTTTCAGGTTATCCTCAACAGTCATTCTGGTATTAATTTCTCGTTTGGTTTTTGCTCTTTTACTTTCAGCAACAGGTTTAGCTAATCTTGGCATCCGTTTCACCTCTATAAACATTTGTTCAGAACATTTGTTCATTATCTTATAACGAAATATATTCGTATTCGTGGGTAAGCATGTCGGTGTAGGTTTTAAAGACCAAATATTTATTTTCAAAGCCGGGGGGAATTATTTCAATTCCACTTCACTGGTGGCAAGGTTCTTTAATACTTTGACATACTCACTGTGTCCCTCAACTTCATGATGACAACGTGGACAAAGAGTAATGAGGTTATCGTTGTCCAGCTTCAGGCTATCATCAACACTGATAGGTATAATGTGATGTACTTGCAGATTATTAATCATTAACCTTCCATTGTCCATACATAGTCTGCACAGATACATATCCCTTGATAATATCTCAGCACGTTTCTTCTGCCATTGTGCAGATGATCTGAATTTATATTCCTTTGTACCATTATGCACCTTACCATACCTACGTTTATATGGTATAGGACATTCCCCATGTTTATGAATACCCCCACATCTTGGACAGGCTTTTAACACAGTAACACCCCCCAGGGTATATAAATAGGGCAAGTCGAAATATTCGACCTGCCCTTTATCACTATCTCCAGTTTATACTATACCACTTTTACAAGTAACATGAAACACACGTTTGGTAATATTTGGTAATATTTGGTAATCAATTATTTAATAAGTTTTTCAAACTCTTTCAATGCCTTACCATGCATGTTCACAATTACTCTGTATGAATACACCATTTCCTTAGCCACCACTGCCAAATCCTTGTACTCAACGTACTTCTTATACAGTAGCTGGTAATACTTGTAATTATCCATAGACTCAAGTTTAGCCAGTATAGCACGTTTCTGTTTTACCATTTTGGCCATAGTATACTCAGTATCTTCCTCAAGTTCCTGCAGCATAACTACGATATTGGAGATTTTATCAGGTGTTCCAGATGTACTGACCGGATCAGCAGAATATGAAGGTGTTACCTTTGTAGCTAAACTGATTAATCGTTCACGTTCTGATATTTTG